CTAATTTTTTTCATTTTACAGTTGATACAGATACTGCTACAATTGGTGGTGTTAAAGGAGGAGGAGTTGGCTGTTCAATAGGACCAGTCACGTTAACCGCATGATTAAATATATTATAAATAAAATTAAAAGTTGGTTTTCTTCTAAAGAAGAAGTTGAACAAAAAGGATTTCCAATAATAAATGAAGTAAATCGTAAAATGGAAAAAATACTTAGGAAGCATAAAGGAGATTCTAAATAATGGCTGGATTAAGTGCATCAGGATTAAAAACACAGATTAGAAGTTATACAGAAACAGATTCTAATGTTTTATCAGATTCTGTTTTAGAAAATATTATTTTAAATGCACAATATAGAATTTTTAGAGATGTTCCTATTGATGCAGATAGGAAACAACAAGAAGCTAATTTAATCGTAGGTCAGGAAACGATTAACGCTCCAGCAGGAGCCGTATTTATTAGAGGAATACAAGTTTATGATTCTACTTCAGCTATAACTGGACCCAATACATGGTTAGAAAAAAAAGATATTACATATTTACAAGAGTATGTTTCCTCAACAGCTTCTGCAAAACGAGGTAAACCAAAATACTATGCCATGTTTGGAGGGGCTACAGGAGAGTCTGACTCTACGTCTGGAAGAATGATGTTTGCTCCAGTTCCTGATGCAACGTATAAATTTAGGGTTCATTACAATTTTGCACCTGCATTATTAGAGAATAACGACACAAATTATATTAGTCTTAACTTTCCAAATGGATTATTATATTGTTGTTTATCGGAGGCATATGGGTTTTTAAAAGGCCCAATTGATATGTTGACACTATATGAAAATAAGTATAAACAAGAGGTACAGAAGTTTGCTAATGAGCAAGTCGGTAGAAGACGAAGAGATGACTACACTGATGGCGCTGTTCGTATACCGGTAAACTCAGCAAACCCGTAGGAGAATAATTATGGCAATATCATCGGCAGTTTGTAACAGCTTTAAACAAGAAATTTTAGTTGGTACACACAATTTTACAGCTACAAGTGGAGACACTTTTAAAATAGCTTTGTTTACTAGTTCAGCATCTTTAGGTGCAAGCACAACAGCATATAGCACATCAAATGAAATTTCAAATACATCAGGTTCTGCATATTCCGCAGGTGGTGCAACTTTAACAAGCGTAACTCCAGCTTTGTCTGGATCAACTGCAGTTTGTGACTTTGCAGATGTAAGTTATACTTCTGCATCTTTTACAGCAAATGGTGCGTTAATTTATAATGACGATCAATCTGACAAAGCTGTTGCTGTTATCGCATTTGGTGGTGACAAAACAGTTTCTTCTGGAACTTTTACAATTCAATTCCCAACAGCAGACGCATCTAACGCAATCATTCGTATAGCGTAAGGGGTAACGACGGATGTCCGTTACTAAAACTTTCACAGTAACGGTAGTTAGTACCGATTCAGGAAATAAATATTTTATTGATGGCGTACAACAAGCTACAATAAATATAGCTGAAGGCGGTACATACAAGTTTGATCAATCAGATTCTTCAAATTCATCTCACCCTTTAAGATTTTCTACAACAAGTAATGGAACACATTCTGGCGGTAGTGAATATACAACTGGCGTAACGACAAATGGAACACCAGGTAGTTCAGGAGCATATACTCAAATTACAGTTGCGGCATCTGCACCAACTTTATATTACTATTGTCAATATCACTCAGGAATGGGTGGTCAAGCAAACACTCCAGCAGGTGATTCATGGGGTGTATTAACTTGGAACCAAAATTCTTGGGGACAACAAGATAAAATAGAATTTTCGTTAACAGGTGTTTCCGCTACATCAAGTGTGGGTTCTACTTTAGAAGCCTTTAATGAATCAGGTTGGGGTAGATTAAGATGGGGTGATGCTGATTGGAATGAAGGAGCTAATGAAACTATTTCTGTTGGAGGTTTAGGTTTAACTTCTAGTGTTGGATCTCTTACTTTAGAATCTAAATATTTATTAGAGATGATTGGTTCTAATCACTCTTTAACTTCTAGTATTGGTAGCTTACAAGTTAATGGTGAAATAGGTGTACCGTTAACGGGTGTATCAGCAGAATTTGCAACACCAACTTTATCTTACACAGGAACATTGGTTGGTTGGGGTAGAGATGGTTGGAATGATAATTCTTGGGGAGAATCTCCTGATCAAGTTATTCCGTTAGTAGGTCAAGAATTAACTTCAAGCGTTGGATCTCCTACTTTAGGATTTGCATACGAATTATCCGGTCAAGAAGCCACAACAAGCGTTGATGATGTTAGTTTTGTAATTAGTCCTACTGTTGCTCTTTCTGGACAATCTTCTACTTTATCTTTAGGAACTTTAGGACTATCATTTGGTGCAGTTGATATTACAGGAGTATCTTCAACATCTAGTGTGGGAACTTTAGGACTAGAGTTTGGTCCGAGTGACATTACTGGTGTATCAGCAACTTTCAATGTTGGACAAACTTCCATAAGTTCCGTTGAAATAATAACTTTAAGTGGTGTATCTTCAACATCTTCAGTAGGTTCTCCTACATTAGAATTTGCATATGAATTATCTGGTCAATCTTCTACGTCTTCTGTAGGTTCTATTACCCTTTCAGATGTAGTGCAAGGATTGGTTACAGATGAACTTACATCTACTGTTGGTTTATTAGGAGTACAAGCTTACGCAAATATTGACACGGGCTCAAATACATCGTATACAGGTGTTGCAACTGGGTCAAATACAAGTTATACTAACGTCGCATAGGAGATAAATTATGGCATCAACATACACACCTTTAGGAGTAGAACTTCAGGCTACTGGTGAAAACGCTGGTACATGGGGAACTAAAACTAATACAAATTTACAAATTATAGAACAAATTTCAGGTGGATATACAACGCAAGCAGTTAATGGAACTGGCGCTACTACGTTATCAGTTTCTGACGGATCAACTGGTGCAACTTTATCTCATAGAATGATCGAGTTTACTGGTACAATTACTGGAAATATAACTGTAACTATACCACTTGATGTTCAAAATTTTTATTTTTTAAGAAACTCAACTTCAGGTTCATACACAGTTGAATTTAAATATGTAACAGGAAGTGGTGACTCATTTACTTTTGCAGCAGGTAATAAAGGTGATGCTCTTGTATTTGCTACTGCAAATGATGGAACTAATCCAGACATTGATACTTTACCAGCTGGAGATGTTACATTAACTGGAACACAAACTTTAACAAACAAAACTTTAACTAGTCCTAAAATAGGAACTTCTATTTTAGATACTAACGGAAATGAATTAGCTTTATTAACTGCAACAAGTTCTGCAGTAAACGAATTTACAATTGCAAATGCTGCAACTAGCGCAGGACCAACTTTATCATCTACAGGTGGTGATAGTAACATTGATATAAACATTACACCAAAAGGAACTGGAGATGTAGTTCTTGCTGCTGATACTGTAAAAGTTGGAGATTCTGGAGCAGCTGCTACATTAACTTCAAATGGAGCAGGAGCGCTTACAGTAACTACTGGTGGTGCTACAGATTTAGTTTTAAGTACAAACAGTGGAACTGATTCAGGTACTATTACAATTACAGATGCAGCTAACAATGATATTACAATTGCTCCGAATGGTACAGGAGATGTTGTTCTTTCAGCTGATACTACAAAAGTTGGAGATGCTGGAGCAGCAGCTGTTTTAACTTCAAATGGTGCAGGAACACTTACAGTAACAACAGGTGGAGCTGCCGATCTTATTTTAAGCACAAACAGTGGAACTGATTCAGGAACTATTACAATTACAGATGCTGCTAATGGAGATATAACTATTTCTCCTAACGGAACTGGAGTTGCTAAAGCAGTGGATGCTGCAGATGCAACTGGAGCAATTAAAATTGCAGGTAAAGAAACTATTTGGGTTCCAGCTTCTGCAATGTATCCTAATTCTACAAATGGTTGTGCAGATTTAGAACAAACAGAATTAAGTAATGGTCCAGAATTAAAATCTTTGGACTTTGACAAAGACTCAGACGAGTTTGCACAATTTGCTGTTGCTTTTCCTAAATCATGGAATGAAGGCACAGTAACTTTTCAAGCATTTTTTACGGCTAACTCAACAAACACAGGAACTACAGCATGGTCTTTAGCAGGTGTAGCGTTAGCTGATGATGGAAGTCTTAACACTGCATTTGGTACTGCAGTTCTACCTACAGCAAAAGCAATGAGTGGAACAGCAAATGACTTAGCAGTTACAGCAGAAAGCGGAGCAGTTACAATTGCAGGATCACCTAGCACAGATGAATATGTTTTCTTCGAAGTATCAAGAGATGTATCAGCAGATAGTTTAACAGCTGATGCAAAATTATTAGGTATTAAATTATTCTTCACTACTGATGCTGCGAACGACGCGTAAGGAAATAGAATATGAGAGAAATAGAAAATAAACTTACCTCTAGTAAGAGCACTAAAAACTCATCAAAAATAAAAGCAAAATCTTTTGGTTATCAAATTTTAGGATTTGGATCTGGTGGTGCAGGTGCTAGTCCTTTTATTGCTGCAACAGGTGGTACAATAACAACTTCAGGTAATTTTAAAATTCACACATTTAATAGTGATGGTACTTTTTGTGTATCAAATGCAGGTAAACCTGGAGGTTCAACTACAGTTTCTTACATGGTAATCGCTGGTGGTGGAGTTGGAGCAGGAAATGGTAAAGGAGGAGGTGGGGGAGCTGGAGGATATAGAGAAGGTGTAGCTTCTTCTGATTGTTATTCAGCTAGTCCTTTAAATGCAGGTTCAGGAAGACCTGTTTCTGTTCAAGGTTATTCAATTACTGTAGGTGGTTCTGCAGCGAATTCAGTTTTTAGTGATATAACATCTACACGTGGTGGTGAGGGTGGAAGTCAACCAAATGGAATTGGAAATGGTCAACCGGGTGGATCTGGTGGAGGCCTCAATAAAGTTGGACCTGGTGGCACAAGTGCTCACGGACTTGGAAATGATCCTCCTGTTAGTCCAAGTCAAGGTAATCCTGGTGGTGTATTTCCTGGATCTCCTCCTCAAGCAAATGCAAACTCAAATTTTGGAACTGGCGGTGGTGGTGCTCAACAAGCTGGTTTTGGATTTACTGGAAACTCAACTGGATCTGGTGGAGGAAACGGAACAGCTTCTTCAATTACAGCATCATCTGTAACTAGAGGTGGCGGCGGAGCTGGAGGTATGCCTGCTGCACCTGCTGGACCTGGAGGAGGTGGAGCGATTAATGGTGGAAACGGAACAGCTAATACTGGTGGTGGAGGTGGATCAAGAGGACAAAGTGGTAGTAGTGGTGGTAGTGGTGGTTCAGGTGTGGTTATTATAAGGTACAAATTTCAATAGGAAAATTATGGCACATTTTGCAAAAATATCAGATAGCAACGAAGTTTTAACAGTTCATGTTGTAGCTGACAGCGATACTCAAAACTCAGAAGGTGTTGAAACAGAATCAGTAGGTCAACAATTTTTACAAACACTACATGACTGGCCTGCAGAAAAATGGATTAAGTGTTCTTATAATACTTTTGAAAATACACACAAATTAAGTGGAACTCCATTTAGAGGAAATTATCCATTAACTGGTTATGAATGGGATTCAACAAACAATATATTTTGGCCTCCTAAACCTTTTGCTTCTTGGGTAAAAGATACAACTAATGCTAGATGGAAATCTCCAATTGGAGATGCACCTGCTTTAACAGATACACAAAAAACTCAAAGCACAGACACAGTTGCAGGAGATGGAACAGTTACACCAGCCTCTAATTATTGGATTTATGTTTGGAATGAGTCAGCACAAAGTTGGGATTTGACAGACGCAAACGCCTAATATATAAAGGTATGTGGTATGCAAAAGAAAGTATTAAGTGAGCAAGCAATTTATTATGGTGATGTTACCATGCCTAAAGATTGGGAAATTGATCGAAATGAATTAAGCAATTATATTTTACAATCAAATATTAGAAATTCTGAGTTTTTATTTTCTAGAACTTGGAGTAAATTAAACAAGTATATAATTGAACATATTCGTTTACGACATAAATTAGATTTACAAAATAAGGAAACTTGGGGAAATATTTATAAACCTACAGAAACAACAATTCCTTTATTACATATTAATCCAGTCGACTTACAAAACTCACCTGACTTTGTATTACTTTATGGAGTTCTTATTGAAGAATGTAACGTTACTATTCATTATGATAATAATAGAAAAAAAGGAAATACTTGGAATATACCTTTAGAAAATAATAAATTTATTATGTTTCCATCAACTAATATGTACTACATAACTAATAATCAAAAACGTAGTTTGAACTTTGTACAAACAATAACTTATGATCAAACGTAATTTTATAGAAAAATATAAAATGCCTTTTAATTTATGTGATTTTTTTATTAAATATCATAAAAACAATAAAGAGTATAAAAGAATTGGAATGTCTGGAAATGGACAAGTTGATAAAGAAGTAAAAGATTCTACAGATGTTTTATTTTTTAACGAATCAACAGATAAAAATATTTTAAAATTTTTTAAATATTTAAGTAACTATCTTAGAGAGTACATGATTAAATATCAACTTACTACTTCTTTAAGAACTGAACCTACTCATTTAATTCAACACTATAAAAAAGGAGGTGGTTATTTTAATACTCATTATGAAAAAGGAAACCTTGCTACTGTTCAAAGAGAATTGGTTTATATGTTATATTGTAATAATGTTAAAAAAGGGGGAACTTATTTTCCCTATCAAGACATAGAATTAGAATGTAAAAAAGGTGATTTAATTTTATGGCCTGCTTATTTTACTCATCCGCATAGAGGGGTGATATCTAAAAAACAAGAAAAGTATATTGTAACAGGGTGGTTTAAAGTAATATGAACTTACAAAATTATTACTGGTATTTTACCAGTGCACTTACACCTAAATTTTGTGATGATTTAATAGCTTATGCTAATAAACAAAAAGAAGTTATGGCTATGACTGGCAATTTTGAAAATAAAGAAAATTTAACTAAGCAAGATTTTAACAATTTACAAAAAATACGAAAGTCAGATTTAGTATGGTTAAACGAAGCTTGGATATATAAAGAAATTCAACCATACGTACACATAGCAAATAAAAATGCAGGTTGGAATTTTGAATGGAATAATAGTGAACATTGTCAATTTACAAAATATAAATTAAATCATTTTTATAATTGGCATTGTGATAGTTGGAATAAACCTTATGAACGTAAAGATACTAATAGTCCAGAGCATGGTAAAATTAGAAAATTATCTATGACTTGTCAATTAACAGATGGCTCCGAGTATGAAGGTGGAGAGTTGGAATTTGATTTTAGAAATTACGAACCTCATTTAAGAGACGAGTCTCAACATAGAGTGCAATGCAAAGAAATATTACCAAAAGGATCTATCATTGTATTTCCTAGTTTTGTTTGGCATAGAGTAAAACCAGTAAAGAAAGGAGTGCGATATTCACTAGTAAGTTGGCATTGTGGAAATCCATATAAATAACATGCATTCAATAGATTATTTTAAAACTACAATTTGGTCTGAAGAAAAACCAGAATATATAAAATCATTAAACAAAGCTTCTGATAAACATATTAAAGAAGCAAAAACATTAAAAAAAAAATATATAAAAAAATATGGTGATTTTGGAAAAAGTTATCATTCACATTCATTAGTAAACGATAATGATTTTAGAGATTTTAGAGATTATATAGGCAAAAAATCTTGGGAGTATTTAGATCAACAAGGTTATGACATGGCACAATATACAACCATGTTTACTGAAATGTGGGTGCAAGAGTTTGCTAAAAAAGGTGGTGGAAATCACGCGTCACATGTTCACGCTAATCAACACGTATCGGGTTTTTATTTTTTAAAATGTAGCGATAAAACTTCACATCCAATTTTTTATGAACCAAGAGCCGGTGCACGTGCTACAAAATTAAAAATGAAACCGACTGCTGAAGTTATACAAGGAGGTCATGAACAATTTCATTTGTTACCTGAACCAGGAACCTTAATGATATTTCCTGGTTTTTTAGAACACGGATATGCAATTGATTTTGGTTTGGAGCCTTTTAGATTTATACATTGGAATTTACAAGCAGTACCAAAAAATATGGCAAGACAAGATGTATAAAATAATAGATAATTTTTTAGAAGAAAAAGATTTTAAACAACTTAAAGATTTTATGTTTTGTAGCAATATGCCATGGTTTTATGCAAATGAATTAAATCATAATCAAACTGATAAAACTTTGCATTCTTATTTTACCCATACATTTTATATTCAAGATGAAGGAATTGGTTCTTCAAATTGTTTTAATCAAGTAGCTTTAATATTAGATAAACTTAAAGTCAAAGCTCTAATAAGAGTAAAAGGTAATTTGTACACTAGAACAAATAAAATTGAAACTCATACTTCACATAAAGATTATAAATTTAAACATAAAGCTTGTTTGTATTCTGTAAATACTTGTGACGGTGGTACTATATTAAGTAATGGAGAAAAAATTAAATCGGTAGAAAATAGAATGTTATTTTTTGATGCTTCTAAATTGCATTCTAGCACATCAACTACAAACGCTAAAGCAAGAATAAATATTAACTTTAATTATTTTTAAATGCAGTTAAATAAAATAAAAGATAAAAACAATAAAGAACTTCTTTTAGATTCTTCTTTTGACGGAAAACCTTTTCAAGTAATGATGGAATGGGAAAAACCATACATGAAAAAACTTGTTGAAAATTTAAAACCTAAAGGAAATGTATTAGAAATAGGTTTTGGTTTAGGTTACTCTTCATCTGAGATACAAAAGTATAATATAAAATCACATACAATAATTGAACCCGCAGTAATAGAAGATTTAAAATCTTGGAGTAAAAAACAAAAACATAAAGTAAATATTGTAAAAGGATATTGGCAAAAAGAATTAAAAAATTTAGGTAAATTTGATAGTATATTTTTTGATGATGCTCCTAATGATGTATATAAAGATGTTAATAATGTTAGGATTTATAAATTTATTTATGAACTATTAAATAA